GTAAGTTACGACACTAAGACTTAATTCAGACGTGATGAGAAATACCACGGTAATTAAGATCGGCACTAGAATGTGAGGCAACCTTGTGATTAAGGGAGCTTTTATAGTGCTTTCCACGATATACATGCTCAACAGAATCACTGCTGGCTTGCTCGGTCTTGGAAGGTGTATATGATACACCGCGATAGATAGTCATGAGTTTACTCCTAAAGTAGTTGGATTTAATTCCGTTCCTTTAGTCGGCTTTTGCGTCCTCTACTTCTAATTCAAAACACGTTGGGTCTGTCTGCTCAATTATTGCAAATCTAATATCAAGTTTATCACTGGCACTCATAGAAGATCTATTAATACCACCAGAAATCCAATCATAGTCTTCACAACTAAGCAACCGATATCCATCGGGTGCTGAGGCAAACAATAATAACGGCAAAGAAAATAAAAACATAGGATGAACGATCCGTTCCGAGTCGGCTTACTTGCGTCTCCTTTAATAGGGGATGAACGATGTGTTAATCATAACACATTTGTTTTATTTAGTCAAGCAGCCTTTTAATTTGTGATACAATTTTATATTATTTTAATCTTTCTCTATTTTATATGGACACATCAGAGACCCTGCAAGTTCACGAGCATGTGTATTATGATCTATCAATTTATTCATCCAAATTCTTTCTTCCAATGTAACAGCACGATTTAATTTTATTCTACAACAAATATCAGTAAGCTTTAATCTATATTTTGTGCTTAACATATTATTTTAAAGGATTCCCGTGCTTATCAACCAAACCAAGTTTCCTTACCTCATGAAGACTAGACCTCTGACGTTTCTTAATCTTCTTATATTTTTTAATAAGTCTATTCACCTCATTATTAGATATATTAACTTTCAACTCTTTCTCATCTTCCTTTCCAACAAAACCAAGATTACTTTTTTCAGACCCATCTTCCATCTCTAGATACTCATTTATACCTTCCTGAATTTCATCACGAATGAGTTCATCTATTTGAAACCTCAATTGATCATCGTCCTGTTTCATCCCTTCCTCCTTTTCTTCTTCTCTGGATTTTTATACCCCCACATACCAGGATGTATTGTGCCACTTCCCCACTCAATTGCTTTAATAGAATCCTTTCCGTATCTATCATAGTACATATCAAAAATATTAACTTGCTTCCCGGAACGAGTTAGATCTATATGATCTTTTCCATCAACAGAATACCTAATAATATATGCATCACTTGGAAATTTCTTACCCCGTGCTTTATTAATTGTTGTTTTCTCTAAAATAATTTCACAAGAATAATCAGAAGGTTTAATTTTACTCTCTTCTACTACCTCTTCCCCCTCATTAACATCCTCTTCAACTTCAGCAGTCATGAACGACCTCCCCATTGAATATCTGAATATGCTTCCTTTACTACCTCATAAGTTAATTTATACTTGGTTGTCAATTTTTTATCCTTAATAAGACATAGAATTTCTGCTTCTCTTGGATGAAGTCCTTCTAACATCTGAATGAACATCGTCTCTCTGCGAATAGTACTTAGTGGAGTGTTGCCACCTTGCACAAAATGATAAAGATTTTTATACTCTCTACGCAAGGAAGTATGATCGGTCCCTACAGGAACTTCATTAGGGTTATAAGGAACTTCTCCTTCTGGAATAACTGATACGACAGTCTCATCAAAATTCCAAATAAGAACAGAAACTAAAGAAGGATCACGATATTCTTGGAGAATTTCTATCTTCTTAGCTTTTGATCGCTGAGTACTTACCAAATCAAGAATTTCAAAAATAAAAGGATTTGGTGGGAGTTTAACTTGTGCTTTACTCGTCTTCTTCGTCGTCGTCATTTTCGTTTTCAAACCTCACGGCTACAATTTCGTCTGGAATTACATTTCCATTTTGGTCAAACATCTCTGGATGCGTATAAGCAACATACTGCTGCTCTAAATGATGCTGTCTTGCTAACCATCCTATCATACCTCCTACCAAAAGAGCAAGGAATGACATAAAAGTCGTAAGAGTCAAAGTTATTGCTACATTTTCCATGGTATTCTCCCAGAGAAGTTTTATTTTTTTCTAATATCTAAGTAAAAATTAAAATGAAAAACAATTTCTCTTCTAAAAAAAGAAATCATGTTTCCAAATTTTACTTGAAAAGTTTTAGGTGGTTCTGGTTTTCTCCTATTACGTATTAATAATTCAATACCTCGATTAATTTCGAGTTCATCATTATTTAGAGGGTTTTTTTCGTCTTCCCGGCTTGCGATCATTACTATATCTCCGTGCGTCATCAAGAATACTATACAAATAATTACATATTTTCCTTGCTTGAGGTTTGGGTATATGTCCATAAGCTTCACGCAAAGTCTTATGTTGACTATCCTTACCCCCTTTTATATACTCCTTAAGTTCTAATACTTCATCAGCAAGTTCCTTAGCAGTAGAACTATGAAGGAAAGAATCTGCCTCAGCCTTTGTTGTCTTACGATACTTTAGGTATTCATAAAACCTGAGTTGCATCTTTCCTTCAAAAGCATACTCAATAGCATGTTCGACCAACTCATATACGTTTTCAAAATCGTCTTTCATTAGACTAATTTATTTTCTTGAAGGTATTTAACAGTTTCATTACATCCACCAAGGTTATCACCATTTAAAACTACTTGAGGGAATGTAGATCCTTGACCAAACTGACCATAGAAACCCTCTCGATCAAAATCCACACCCAACTTATAAACAACATGTTTCAGTTCTGCTAATTGCAATACCTGCACCACTTTAGTGCAAAGAGGACACCCATCTTTAGAATAAACTGTAAAATTCATGTTGATTAATTAAAAATTTTATTTATGATTTGCGATGTTTTGTTTGTTCTATAATACCATCCTTAAAAAGGATATCACATCTTGGATAAGGAGCATAGTGAGCATCCCATTTTGCTGGATAAACTGTCATATTCCCACTGAAATAGAATGGTTTTATTTTACCATGGTTACCATTAGGTTTAAATCCTGGTTTTTCACTACAAAAAGATTGAGTATGACTATAATCAATATCAAACAGTCTACCAAAAGGATCTATCCAATAATCCCTCATCATACAATCTAAAGATTTGGTTTGAAGATCTCTATTTAAATATCCAGGACCAAGATCATAAGAAGATCTAATCGTATCAAACATTCCCATATCATCTTTCAATAGACATATTTTTAATAACAATAAATCTATCTTTCTTCCAGGTTCCTGCTTGCTGAACCTCAAAGGTATCCTCAGGACTCCATCCAGACTCATAGAATGCCTCTGAAAGGTCTCCTAAGAGTTGTGTAGTAGAAGAACTGACTGGATATACCTTACCACCTCTCCAAGGGTCATCAGGACTATCTGGTGAATTCAATACTCTTTCTTCAGGTTCTAAATTTCCTAACATAATTAAACAGACTGCCGTAATTTCTGCAGTATATATTTGTATGCTTCTACTATATCACCTTCGTCCTTTCTAAACAAGTCCTTATCAAATCTTTCTTTACTTCCCTTCTTCCATAGTCTCATACTATCAGGGCTAATTTCATCAGCCAAGTATAAACCACCATGCTCATCACGTCCAAACTCTAACTTAAAATCAATAAGATCCATTCCTATCTTTTCAAATATCTTTTGCAATTCCCAATTAATTTCTGTTGTTCTCAAAATAAAAGGTTCGGGATCAATACCCATTAACCTTACACGATCAAGAGTTAAGAGAGGATCGCCTTTGTAATCATCCTTAAGAAAGAATTCAATAATAGGTGGATCAAATGATTGCCCCTCATAAAGTCCTTCGGTATGTTCAATAATAGAACCAGCACCACGATTTCTACAGATAATCTCCACAGGAACAATCTTTACCTTACGACAAAGCATTGTATTGAGAGTAGGAACATCAATATAATGAGTTTTAATCCCAACCCTCTCCAACCTCTCAAATAGAAGTGCAGATATCATACAACAAGTAGCACCCTTATCTCTGGGATACTCCATGTGCTCACCATTAAAAGCACTTACCTTATCTTCATACCTAATAAGAACTTTATCCTCATCATCAGTTTCAAATACTGTCTTTACTTTTCCTTCTAATAATTCTTTCATTTACTTAACCTTTTTTGTCGGAACATATACTCCATCCACATATTTTCCAAGACGAATGTATAGTGTAGTGAGACTTTCAGATATTAGATCACAAGAATATGCAAATCCAGTTTTACCTTCACTCTCCCACTTCTTTCTTTGGACTTTCAAGAGATTAATAAACTTTAAAGTCTCATCTCGCATGTCCTCATTACTTATTCCCTTCTCGCTCATCTAATACCTCATTAATAAGTTCCTTAAGTTCATTATATAATGCTTCGTCTTTAGGAAGTATCCTCTTTTTTATAATAGGCATAGCAGGATACCCATCAGAATAATGAGCAGTCT